CGCGTCTGAATGTTTCTTGGAAATGGTAAAGACGCAAAGGCAGTTTCGATTTCTCGGAACTGCGTCCACAGATTCTCAAGGCCTTCCCAGTCTAGGTCCACTCCCGTCGAAGACGGTTGTTCGGCCAGCGGGGCAGGAATAAAAGAAGGTGGTGCGGTCGGTACCCAAAATGCGTTTGACGGCACTTCAGTGGCATACGTCCACAGGCCTGGTTCGGCCCGCATAGTAGACCACGCTCGCTCTAGAGAAGCATTATACTCCTCTAAAGTCTGCGGTCTCTTCCACACTCCATCAATTAGACGAGCATCCGTTGGCTCCATAACCATCCTCTGCGGTTGTGGTTGGCCAAGTGAGATCTCCTCTAGCTTGGTACGTAGGTCCCGAGCGGCTATGACTGAATCAAGAAAAGCCTCTCGATATACCGTCTCATTTAGGGAATCCACGACTTCGCTAGGCGTAGTCGCTTCAATCCCTCCATGTTTCGATTGTCGATCGGCTCCTCTTGGTGCCACGCCATAGTGTTCACGATCCCTGTAAACCGTCCCTAACCTCTTAGCCAGAGCTATTAGCTCCGAATAAGAGTCTAGGTATTCGAGAATGAGTTTGACCTCACTTTCGAAGAATAGTTTACAGAGACCATGAACCCTAGTCACCGAGGTCTTGTAGAGGGAAGTTACCGATTTCAAGGGTAACCACCCCTTCAAGCCTTTGTAACCAGGCCCCCCAGGACCGTAGAACGTAATTATATAGTTACGGAGTCGTTTTGGAAGACTGAACAATCTCTTCGATGCTGAAGCCTTCGCGCGGTACCCATACCCTAAGACAGATAGCATCTGTCCAAAAGATAATGAGTACTTACGCGTCAGCTCCAGAAGACCGGCTAGTGATAACCGGCCTACCACGAACTCGGCAAATGGAACCATTGAAACGTTCACTCCGTTAAGGAATGTCCGCTTCGCAAATTCCAATGCCTTGCCCGTTGTTGATATTAGGGACTTATGTGCCCCAATACCCACATCTAGAGAAGTCATTATTCCAGCGTACTCCTTGGCTACACAATCACGCGCTATGACCACGTCGTCTCCCAAGACGGCGTAGCCTGCGTACCATGGTTCCTTGGGAGATATCACACCTGCCTTAAAGGCAGACCACTGAACGATCGCATGGTGGAGAAATGCTAGCATCGCCCATGAACTGAGCGCACCCATTGGTTGGCCGGTTGCATACTGAACATAACCAAGTTTAGAGACGACCTGTTTAGGGCCGTTTCCGAATTTAATGGTTTTTGGACAGTGATACTTCCGACCGACCATCAGGCAACCCCACAGCTCTGCCCCCCAACTCGTTAAGAAGGGAGACAGTAGTACTTTTTGAAGTACGATAGGAAGACGATCAGTGGCGGCCGACAGATCAAATGAATATAAGGAGATTGGCTTAGAGAATTTCTTCTCTTCAGCCTCCTTCCAAATAAACAGATTTCTTATCGGACGCTCCTGATCGAAAGTCCCATCCTGTGGTATCCGCTCCAGTAGCCCAAAGATCGCTTTATGAAGGCGATCAAAGAGCCACTGTGTCCATGGATCGACCATAGCGAACACTCGAACCTTTCCGGCTGGTTCTGGTTTGAACCCAAGTTTCCCAAGCCAATTAGTTGCTTCAAAAGGGCATGATGGCCCTCCTGGAGATAAGGGAAGAGAATCCTCCCAAACCCACAACTCCTTGGCCCAAGACTCTATCCTGTTCAGCACCCATTGGTTTCCAGTCATCTTACACCAATTTTCTAACATTGGATAAAGAGGACTGTGTAACCAAGTGTATGCCGAAGCCAGGATCTGTGCTGGTGATGTGTTCTGGGCACCGCCTTGAACATTACCACCGCGCACAGAGGGTCCAGACTTAGAAATCAGGAACGGTTTGGCTCGAAGTCCCTTCAAGAACTCAAGAGGACCCTCGCCCTCTTCAGACCATAGTGCATCAGTTATTGTCCCATCTTTATGGAACAACTTCTTCAGCACATGGGTGAAGTGGTTAAATACGAATTGACTAAATTCGTATGTTACGAGAGGATCCCCTCCGTATTCTTTGGTGATTGTACTGATCTTTACAGTCCCTGGGAAATCTAATACTCGGTATAAGCCGAATAAAGTTGCCCAGAAACGTATCGTCCAGATACAACCAGATCGAATACGAGCTCTATGTAGAGCGGGAATAATTGAAGGGATCCCACCATGAGTTCGACCGACTCTGGCCCCGAAAGGACCCAAATCGTGTAGTCGTTGCCCTCCGACCACTTGTTGGAGCATGGAAGAACAAGCTTTCAGGTAAATTACCAAAAAC